CCTGGACGATCAGCTTCGTGGTGCTGACGCTAACCCTGCTGGTGCCAATGCATACCCTATTGTCTCCCTTACTTGGATCCTAGCGTATCCTGAGTATGAGAAGAATGATGATGTGAAGGACATGCTCCGCTGGATGCTGACACCTACTCAGCAACAGAAAGCAGATGCTCTTGGTTACGTTCCTCTCCCTGAGGAACTTCGACAAAAAGCACTTGCAGCGGTTGATACGCTGAAGTGAATATCTCAAGGGGGTTGACACCCCCTTTTTTTATTGGTATAATTAGAAGCAGTTATCCTTTGGAGGTCATGGAAGTCATTCTCTATTCAAAAAGTAATTGCCAATGGTGTGAACGTGCCAAGATGTTATTTGATAATTTAGATGTAAAATACACTGAGTACAAATACGAGAAGCATTTTAATAAAAAAGATTTCTACGCTGAGTTTGGTGAGGGTGCTACGTTCCCTCAGATCTCTATTAATACCAAGCACATCGGAGGATTCAAAGACACGCTGCACTATTTTCAAGAAAACAAACTTATCTAATGGAATCTATTGAAGAACTTTACATCCTCGTTGAACGGTCAATTGATGCTGCCTTCGATGGAAAGTTTCTGTTTAATTTTTACAGCTATGTGAAGGCATCTAAGTTCACTCGTAGAGAGGTGACCGCTTTTATTGAAAGTTCTACTGCTGCAAACGTATCTAACCTTGTATTAGATCTAGAACTGTATCTTAAAGGTAGAGATAAGATTTCCAAAGAAGCATATGGACATCTTTCAAAACCACAAGCAAGAAAGATTAAGGACTATCTCTACAAAATTCTAACTGACGCATGGAAGTATGAGCAAGAACGAAAACCAGGAAGAAAACCTGGATCAAAAAACAAAAAAAGAAAGTCAGCAATCACCAATAAATAAAGGTGATGAGTTTATGCTTAAAAGGAGAAAGCGCCGACGTTTAACAACAGAGGAACCAAAAGAGGTTCAACCTAAAGAGGAGGGTAGTAAAATGAACTTAGCAGTAGTTCTCGTGTTCTCAACACTAATTACAATTGGTGGAACACTACTTGGTTTTATGATTGGATGGTTTGCTCATGCATATTATGCAGGTTTTGTTGAGGGAGTGCAAGAAGCACTAACAACAGGTGAAGAAGAGATGTCATTCACACCTCACCCAGAAATGATGGATGAAGAAGGAAACACTATTCCATTCCATGTTGCAAAATTAATCAGTGTTGAATTTGATCAAAGAGATGCTTTTGATTCAGATCCATTCGCTGATGATGACTAAATAAAATACACGAATCTTTGTATTACTTATGAAACTCTTGATTTCTGAAGTTATTAAAAAGGCATCTAATGCCAAGACCAAAGCACAGAAAATTAAAATCCTTAAGGATAATAATTCACAAGCACTTCGCTCAGTTTTAAAGTGGAATTTTGATCCTGCTATCAAGTCGGATCTCCCAGAGGGTGAAGTGCCTTACAATAAGAATGATGCACCTATTGGTACAGAGCATACAGTTCTTGAAAGAGAGTACCGTAATCTCTGGAGATTTATTAAGGGTGCTAACTCACTCACTAATATGAAAAGAGAACAGTTGTTCTTTCAACTTCTTGAAGGTCTCCATGAAAGCGAAGCAGAAATTATTTGCTTAGTAAAAGATGGTAAACTTCAAGACAAATTTAGAATTACCCATGCCGTAGTAAAGGAATCATTTCCAGAAATTAAATGGAGCGAATGAATTAATGGTCAACATTGTCAATGAACAACGAGTGATCTACATGATTAAAAAATGTATTGAGGAGAAACACCATGCCAGAGAAACTTACCACAGAGTCCGCATCTCAAACCCAGGATTCTGTGAAGACAGAATTAGAGAACTCATCGATGAATTTCAACCTGACCGAATCGGATAAGAAACTATTGCGTTCTAAGTATGACGTGATAGTTTTTTCTCATGATTGCGATCCATCGACTATTAACAAATCTGACTGGCCATACAATGCAGTTTTAGTTACATATCAAATTGATGGTGTCATCAAACATGATCATGCAGCAGGACCTAAGTATGTCAAAGTGTTTGATGCCTATTATGATCTTCTCAAACCCGTTGGCGGTAAGATCTTGACAATGGAGAAATGGTATGGTATGGTTAATCCGAAACTTTGGGGTAACAAATCCAAAAAATGAATGACGACTGGCGGTACAATGAAGAGCGTATGGAACTACGCCAACAGGTATACACCATTCTTCTCAATAAGTTTGGTGGTTTGACAAAAGAAAATGGAGAACCACAACATTCTATGGAGAGCATCCAATCATGTTGTCATGATTGGGTCTCCCAAGGACACGTCAGTTCATCTGGCATCGTAAAATATTATCAAGCGTATTATGCAAGTTAAACTTATTAGTGTTACCCCTGATGCTGAGAAGCACATGGGGTATGTGGCAAGGGTTAGCAACCCCTCTAATCAGGAAAACCCTAAGGTTGCAGGTCTTTTATCCTATTGTATTAAACACCAGCATTGGAGCGTCTTTGAGCAGGCGTTCATGACGCTTGAGATCGAGACCACCAGGGGACTGGCAGCTCAAATCCTGAGGCATCGTAGCTTCACATATCAAGAGTTTTCACAACGCTATGCTGACAGTTCTCTCTTGGCAGATGAAGTTCCTATGTTTGAACTTCGTCGTCAAGATACAAAGAATCGTCAGAACTCTATTGATGATGTTGATCCTTTCTTGAAGCAAGAACTTGAGATTACTATCAAGCGACACTTTGAGAGTGCTATGGATATCTACAAGCACATGCTTGAAATGGGGATTGCAAAAGAGTGTGCAAGATTTGTACTCCCCCTCGCCACACCCACCAGGTTATACATGACGGGTTCAGTTCGTTCATGGATCCACTATATAGAATTACGCTCTGCTCATGGCACACAGAAAGAGCATATGGACATTGCAAATGAATGTAAGTGTTTGTTTGCAGGTCAATTCCCAATTGTCGCTGAAGCATTAGGATGGACATCTCATGAAAAATGAACCAATTACAGTTGAAGATTACAAACTCGTCTCTGATGAGTTCTTTCAGAAGTATAACTTTGCTGCTGAACGCATGGGACCTAATCCCAAGGCAGAAGATGTGTTGAAAGTTATGGAAGCATTATCTAGTGCTGTCATGAAAGATCGAGTCAAGAATAAAATAGGACCCTTTGGGTTCAATAAACAGGAGGAGGGCGATGCCGACGTATCAGTTCAGGAATAAAGAAACTGGTGAAATCATTGAAGAACGTATGAGTTTCACTGTTTTAGATAAATACAAAGAAGATAACCCTCATCTCGAACAGTACCATGATTCATTTCCTGGTGTTGTTGGTGATGCTGGTATCAAAAACAAAGTTCCTGATGGTTTCAGAGATGTTCTGAAGTCAATCAAGAAAGCAAACTACGGTTCTACAATTACCCCTCCATAAATTCTATGCCAAGAAGAAGGAAAGACACCCAATTCGACTTTGTAAATAGCACTCCAAAGCAAATGAGACGCAAGAAACCAATTAATGTTGATCACTTAAAGGAGATCACACCACTAACTGAGAATCAAACCCTTGCATTTGACGCATACGATAACGGTAAAAATCTTTTCCTTTATGGTTGTGCAGGCACAGGTAAAACATTCATTGCAATGTATCTGGCACTGAAGGAGATCCTCTCAGGTACATCTCCTTATGAGAAACTGTACATGGTGCGTTCTCTGGTTCCTACAAGAGAGATTGGGTTCCTTCCTGGAGATCATGAGGACAAGTCAAACCTCTATCAGATTCCATATAAGAATATGGTAGAGCACATGTTCAAGATGCCAGATGATCCTGCATACAACATGCTGTATGACAATCTGAAGGCACAGGAAACTGTTTCTTTCTGGTCTACATCTTTCCTTCGTGGTACAACACTAAACAATGCTATTGTCATTGTTGATGAATGTCAGAATCTAAATTTCCATGAGTTGGATTCAATCATTACACGTGTTGGTACTGACTGTAAGATCATCTTTGCTGGTGATGTTATGCAGACCGACCTTGTTAAGACCAATGAGCGTAATGGTATTCTTGACTTCATGAAGATCCTTGAGGTCATGGAAGAGTTCACCAGTGTTGAGTTTGGTGTAGAAGACATCGTAAGAAGTGGTCTTATTCGTTCTTACATCCTTAGTAAAATGCATTTGGGGTTTGGTTGATGTTTAATCATGTTGATATGGGCGTAATTCTTGAGAACCTGCAAGCAGAAACTGTTGAAGGTAAAAGAGTTTACGCCGTTGGTGAGAATTTTTATCCATCAATCTCTACCATCTGCTCCTTTCGTAAACGCAAATCAATTGCAGAATGGAGGAGCAGAGTTGGTGCTGAAGAGGCGAACAAGATTTCTACACGGGCAGCGACTGTTGGAACCTCACTACATAGTATAGTGGAAGATTATCTAAACAATAATCTTGACTTAGAAAGGTACAAAGATAAGTATCTTGCGTTGTTACTATTCAGGCAGGCAAAGTCCATGCTTGGTCGTATTAACAACATCCACTTTCAAGAGGCACCTTTATACAGTCACGAGTTTGGAATTGCTGGAAGGGTTGATTGTATTGCTGAATTCGACGGCACACTTTCCATCATAGATTTCAAAACTTCTTCTAAGGAGAAGAAAGAATCTTGGATCGAGAACTATTTTGTTCAAGAGACAGGATATGCTAAGATGTATGAGGAACGATCTGGTATCAAAGTAGATCAGATCGTCACATTGATCACCTGTCAGACAGGTGACACACAAGTGTTCATTAAGAACCCAGACGATTATGTGCCTCTGCTAATCGATTACATTGCAGAGTACAAAGATGCCCACCAAATCAAACAAAAACATTGATCAATTAATTGATGACAATTTTATGGATAAGAATAAGTTTTCAATGACAATTGAAAACATTGTGAAAGACAGTAACAAAACACTCAACTATATTGACGCTATCGTAGATTTCTGTGAAGCAAAAGACCTTGAAGTTGAGTCCGTTGTAAAGTTGATCGCCCCGTCATTGAAAGAAAAGATTAAGGCAGAGGCAACTCGCCTTAACTACATTAAAAGAACAACAAGAGGTGTACTCCCCATTTAATTATGTCTGCTTTTGAAGTGTTTCGTACCTATGTTGCAATCAAAACTCATTTTACAACAGATAGGTACGATTATTTTCGTTATGGTAACAACTTAAACAGGGTTACCCCAGAATCTTTTAACAAACGCAACGACATCTACTTCTTTGAGCGTCTCGGCACTCAGTATAAGGAGAAAGATGTCGTTGAATTTTTTGTTTCTAACTTCATCGTCAACTCTAACTTCTATATCAAAAATATGGATAGTGAAAATTTGATGGAGTGGAGAAGGAGACAGCAAAGTATTTCTTATCTGTTTAAAACAGATTTGGAAAACATAACAAATGAATGTGGAACATTGAACAATGCTCTACAGTGTCAAAGAGGAACACACTCTAAAGCGTTGAGAATGTTCCTTGGTGGTCACATCATGTTGGAAACTTTAGTTATGTTAAATAGATTGACTAAGTTTGCAAATAGATATGATACTATTATCGGTGATGATGTGATCTGGAAACGCATGTCAAAAACATTAAAGAAGTATGATCCTTTCGTCACTTTCGATACATCAAAAGCAAAGAAACTAGTAGCAGAACACCTATGAACGAAACAAATTTATTCTCTTCTGAGATTGTCCGTAAGGAAGCACAGAGGATGCAAGAACTGTATCGATCTGTAGCATCAAGGATGTATACGTTTGAGCGTATGACTAAAGAAGAGAAGCAACAAATGTTTGACGACATGGACGAACTTGTCGAGAAGCAAAAAGTTTTCTACACTAGGGTTATGCTTTCAGATGATGACGACAGTGAGTTGGTGAAGGAAAACTTCCGTTTTGCTGCAAAGCAGATGGGAATCCCCACCAGTAAACTTGGTCCAGAGATCTTTGACCTTGCTCAAAAAGCAGTCGATTCTCTCAGAG